ATGATGCACTTAATGAACTAGCAGACAATGGAATACCTACAGAATATGCAGATCGTGTTGAAAAACACGCATCAGACATTTAAACCACCACCTGATCTAAAGCTATCTGAATGGTCTGATCGTTACAGGAAGTTATCACCTGAATCTTCTGCTGAAGCTGGTCAATGGAATACCAGTAGAGCCGAGTATCAAAGAGAAATAATGGACACTTTTAATGATCCAAACATTGAGAGAATAGTTGTTATGACTTCTTCGCAAGTTGGTAAGACTGAAATTATACTAAACGCAATAGGTTATTACATAGATCAGGATGCTTCACCTATATTAATTGTGCAACCAACATTACAAATGGGACAAGCCTTTAGTAAAGATAGATTGTCAGCTATGATCAGAGATAGTGAAAAGCTAAGAGGTAGTGTTAAAGATGCACGAAGTAGAGATGCTAATAATACTACTATGCATAAGAAGTTTGCAGGTGGTCATTTGACAATAGTTGGTTCAAACTCTGCATCAGGTTTAGCATCAAGACCTATTAGAATATTGCTAATGGATGAAGTAGATAGATATGAACTTTCTGCTGGTAGTGAGGGTAGTCCTATTGCACTTGCAATAGCGAGAACCAAAACATTTTGGAATAGGAAAATATTTATGTGTTCTACTCCAACAGTTAAAGGCTTGTCTGCAATAGAATCAGCTTTTGAAGAGTCAGATAAACGCTACTACTATGTGCCTTGTCCTGAATGTGAACATAAGCAAGTATTAAAATGGAAGAATGTTGTTTGGGAAGAAGATAAACCTGAAACAGCAGCTTATGCTTGTGAGGAATGTGGATCAGTCATTGAAGAATCTAAAAAACAATGGATGCTAAAACATGGAGAATGGAGAACAACAAATCCATCAAACAATACAGCAGGATTCCATATATCAGAACTTTATTCAGTTTGGAGTACATGGTCGCAAATGGCTACAAACTTTCTTGAAGCAAAAAAGAATCCTGAAACATTAAAAACATTTATTAATACTGCATTAGGAGAATCATGGGAAGAGCAAGGAGATGCAGTAGAGTATGACACTTTATTGCAAAGAAGATTGTCATACGATAAAACGAATGTACCTGAAGATGTATTAGTTATAACAGCAGGTGTAGATACACAAAAAGACCGATTGGAATGTCAGCTAGTTGGTTGGGGTAAAAACTATGAAGCATGGGTATTAGACTATAAGATATTTTGGGGTGATCCAAATGCATACAATGTATGGCAAGAATTAGATGTTTACCTAAAGAAAAGATTTAAAACTGAAACAAATAGAATTATACCTATATCTTCTGCTTGTTTAGATTCAGGTGGGCATCATACTAATATGGTTTATCAGTTTACTAAACCAAGACAAGCTAGAAGAATATTTGCTATCAAAGGTTTATCACAAGCTGGTAAACCAATAGCAAATAGACCTACATTTGTTGGTAAAAATAAAGCTGTATTATATGGTGTTGGTACTGATACTGCTAAAGAAGCTATATTTGCAAGGCTATCTACTGATCCTGAATCTACTACATTACACTTTTGCTCTGATTTAGATGAAGAATATTTTAAACAATTAACAGCAGAAAAAAGAGTTACTAAATGGATAAGAGGTAAAAAGTCTTTGATATGGAAGCAGATAAGACCTAGAAATGAAGCCTTAGATACTCTTGTTTATAATTTTGCAGCTATTTATATTTTAAATCCAAATTTTGATGTAATAGAACAAAAAATATTAGTACAAGACAACAACAGTCAACAAAAAACAAAACAAAAGCCAAGAAAAGGTATAAATAGACAAAATTTTGCTACTTCTTGGAAATGACAAGTATTTAACTTTTTAATATTGACAATACAGCAAAGAACCTTAGTGTTATAGGTAGATTAATCTATAAATAAGAGAGGTTTTTACTTGTCTAACGCTTTTGATAGAATCAATTACACCACTAAAGAACCAAGTAAACTTGTGCTTGGAGATTTTTGGGCATGGAGAAGAGATGATCTTGCAAGTGATTATCCAGTAAGTGCTTATGCTCTAACTTATGAGTTTCACTTAGATGCTGGTGGTGGTGGTACAAAAAAATTTACACTTACTGCTACTGAAGCAGATGATACATATTACATAGAAGCTGCATCATCTAGCACCACCAGTTACGCAATAGGTGATTATATTTGGGAAGCATACATAACTAAATCTTCTGATTCTAATAGGGTTATGGTTGATTCAGGAAGAACAACCATTACAGAAAATTTAGCTAATACAAATGCTGATTTAAGAAGTCACGCTAAGATAGTGCTAGATGCAATAGAAGCTGTAATTGAAAATAGAGCTTCAATGGATCAATCTTCAATGTCTATAGCTGGTAGGTCTTTATCTAGAATGTCTATAGATGAACTTATGACATTCAGAGATACATACAAAGCTGAATATCTAAAAGAAATTAAACTTGCAAGAATTAGAAATAAACAAGGTTCAGGTAATACTGTTAAAGTTAACTTTGGATCAACTCGAACAACTAATGTAACTGATTATTCATAATGGCTTGGTATAACAACATATTTGGTGCTAATAAAAAACCAAAAAGAAAATTCAAAAGAAGTTATACAGGTGCAAATACAGGTAGATTATTCGCTGATTTTATAACTAGCTCTACATCTGCTGATGCTGAAATAAAAGATAACATAAGGCTTCTAAGAGATAGAAGCAGAGAATTAGCAAGAAACGATCCATTTATTGCAAGGTATCTTAACCTGATGGTATCTAATGTGATCGGAAAGCAGGGCGTAAGAGTTAGCTCCAAAGCAAGAAATGATGATCAATCATTAGATATTGGAGCTAACCTGCTTATTGAAAGAGCATGGAAGGAATGGTCGCAACTAGGTAACTGTACTGTAAATGAAAGACTTACATTTATAGATTGTCAAAAGATATTTATTGAAACTCTATGTAGAGATGGTGAGGTAATAGTAAGAAAGGTTAAAGATAGTAGCTCACCATTTGGTTTTAGAATTACATTTATTGAAGCAGATCATTTAGACGAAAATAAAAATGATACATATCTTAAAAATGGTAATAGTATCAAGATGGGTGTTGAACTTGATAAGGGTGGTAAACCAGTTGCATATCATTTATTTAAAAAACATCCATACGATAACACTTATCCAAAGCCACAACAGGAATATATCAGAGTTCCAGCAGATGAAATAATACACGCTTACTTACCACAAAGAGCAGAGCAAACTAGAGGTGTGTCATTTATTGCACCTATCATAGCAAATATGAAAATGCTTAATGGATATTATGAAGCAGAAATAGTAGCAGCTAGAGTTGGAGCTTCTAAAATGGGTTTTATAACTTCACCTGATGGCGATGGATATGTAGGCGATGGTGATATGGAAGATACATTTAATCCTACTATGAACGCACAAGCAGGAGTGTTTGAGCAACTACCAGCAGGTATGTCATTTGAAAGTTTTGATCCTACGCATCCAACATCTGCATTTGAACCATTTACAACTAGCGTATTAAGAAGTATTGCATCAGGTTTAAATATTTCATATCACGCTTTATCTAATGATCTTACTTCAGTCAACTATTCTTCAATCAGGCAAGGTGCATTAGAGGATCGAAGTATGTATCAACTATATCAACAGTTTGTAATAGATCATTTTATAAATCCTATATTTAAGTCATGGTTAGAAATGGCTATATCAACAGGTTACATAAACTTACCTATAGCAAAGTATGACAAGTTTGCTAGAGCTATAAGTTATATACCAAGAAGTTTTGCATGGATTGATCCATTAAAAGAAATGCAATCAAACATATTAGGTTTACAAAATGGTACTGTTACTTATGCTGATATATCTGCAAACTATGGTAGAGATGTAGAAGAACTATTTGAACAACATCAAAAAGAAGTTGAGTTGGCAAAACAATATGGTATTGAAATAGCTTATCAACCATTTGGAACTAAGTTACCAGTTGAAGCTAATATACTTGGTGGTGAAGAAGATGAGTAAACACAATCTAACAGACTTTCCAAACAAAGGAGATGATAAAAAAATTTCTTTAAGAAACTCAAACTATCCTGTTTTTGATAAAAGATTTGCAGAAGGTCTTAAAGAAAATGATCCTAAAATTTGGAAAGCAGGTGGCAATATTGAAGGTAATAGATCATTTAGATTATTAATGAGAGCATTAGATGGAGATGATTCACCTGAAGTTTTAAAAAAAATCAAAGAACGAGAAGCATGGGCTGCAAGACATTTTGAAGATGGCTCACAATTCAAGTCAGGTGATAAACCAGCTAGACCATCTAATATTGCAGGTGTAGTAGCTCAAATTAAATGGCTTGTAATTGGTAATTTAGGAGAACAAAAAATGAAGGATGTAATACTTGAAGCTATAAAATATTTAGAACAAAAAGAATCAGGTTCAGCAAGTCAGGCTCAACAAGATAGGCAAATTTCTAAACAAACAGAAAAAGCTCTACAAAATAAAGTTAAAGAACATAATGAAGAAGTAAACAATGCTGCTTCAAAAAGAACAACTCTAGGCACACTCAAAAAGGTTTATGATAGAGGGATTGGTGCTTACAATACGAATCCTGCTAGTGTAAGACCTAACGTGAGTTCTCCTGCTCAGTGGGCGATGTCCCGAGTTAATTCCTTCCTTTTTGTTTTACGAAATGGAAGGTTTCAAGGTGGGAAGCATGATACTGATCTGCTTCCTGAATCTCACCCTTTATCATCAAAAGAGGAAAAAGCTATGAAAGATAAAGAAGATAGACATATCCTTAATGTGAATGAAACTGATGATTCTGTAATCATAGAGTTTGCAAAGCACCACGAGGATAAAGAAGAGGAAATGGAAATGACTGATTCTGAAAGTTCTTATCACGATGAAGATGAAGAAAAAGATAGAGAAAAGGATAAAGAAGATCGCAAGGTACTAGAAATGCCTATGAAATTCCGAACCATTGATCTAACTAAAGCTCATCATATTGACGAGGAAAAAAGGACTGTAAGAATAGGTGTTTCAAGTGAAACTCCAGTAGAAAGAAGTTTTGGTATGGAAGTACTAGGACATTCTGAAGATGAAGTAAATATGGAATTTATGCAATCTAAAACTGCACCACTACTATTGGATCACGATATGACAAAACAAATTGGTGTAGTAGAAGAATTTAAACTTGATGAGACAGCAAAAAGGACAACTGCTGTAGTTCGATTTGGTAGATCGGCTCTTGCTGATGAAGTTTTTAGAGATGTAGTTGATGGTATTCGCATGAATATATCAGTTGGCTACAGAGTAGATAAACTGGAACGACAAAACAAAGATGATGAAACTTTTTATCGTGCTTCTTGGACTCCTATGGAAATTAGTTCTGTAAGTGTACCAGCAGATCAAAGTAGACTTGTCGGTGTTGGTCGTTCTAAAGATAAACAAACATTAAACACAACAAAGGTGAAAGTAATGGAAAACGAAAAACAAGAAATTAATCTTGATGAAGTTAGATC